TACTCTTTGATTCGTGTATGTGTCGAATACATCAAGTGTTAGGGTTTCGTTGTTATCGAATTTAAATTGCATTTCCATTTTTGTTCACTTTCACAATTGGGTCATCACATTTATCCCAGTGTTTTGTTAACATACTCACAAAAGAATAATCTTCTAATGCTCTAAACTTATGTGATGTGCCAATTGGTATACGAATGCTATCACCTATATATAATCTAACAGTGATGTCTTCGCCAGAAGAAAACTCAGTATACTCACAACTTCCCGAAACCACCATCATATACTCATTGAACTCTGGATGATAATGATATCCTCTTTCATCACCTTTCTTGGTGACCATAAGATTGTATTCAGTTAAGTTGTCATCAATGGGAAAACTAAAAATTGTACCACGGTCATCTTCAAAGATGTCGGCAGATACCATTTCTGTTTTACTATTATCTTTAATTTTCTTATATCTCATTATCTAACCAGTTATACACATCTTCAAAATATGATTTTGTTATTTCTTTAAATTCTGTACTGAAGTATCTGTTTTTATTATACACTAATCTGTCCTTCAATTCAAGTGTTTTCTCTTTTAATTCCTCTGGTGATAATTGATTGATGATTTCCATTTGCTGTAACACCATCTCTATGCGTTTGAACATGTCATCTTCTAGGTCATAACTATTATCAAAAACGTCATCGAATGTATCAAATCCCCATTCTCTAAGAACTTCTAGTGTTCTTGGTTGCCCTATAATCATAAAAGGATGCATGAATACAATTGCTTTGAATATAACTTCTGATATGTAACAGCCTGGACCAACAGCACTGCTTTCAGTAAGAACACTCATAAAAGAGTTTTGATAAAAAGATGCTGAACTCCATACTGTATCATCAAAAAAACAACCATTGTCTTGGAAGTCTTCTACATCAAGTACTAATGGCAACTCCTTCATAAAACTGTTCGCTTCTGTTCTCAATTTATCTTTGTTGACAAGATTGTACTTGTCGTATACATCTTTCCAGTTTTCCTTGTCTTTTACAATCCATTCAATGTGTTCTTCAAATGTCTCACCGTCCATGGTTTTGGCACAACTTATTAGATTGTTTTCCATCATGCCTAGTTCACGCAATCTTAATAGAAAGTACATTCTATGTGGTTTGTGTATTCTGTTGAAACTAAGAAACGTATGGTCAAATGTTCGACTATCAATAACTTCGTCTGGTATTTCGTATTTCTCTTCCCAGTAAAAATGATTCCATCCAGGAACAAAGAACGTTTTGATGTTAGATGTATTTTTTTCTGGTGCAAAATAATCACCTGATACCCAACATACACAGTCTACGTCTGCACCTGCTATTTCCAGTTTTTCATTAATATCTATATTCTCGTGGTAAAAGTAATCACCAGTTACACATATAGGTTCTTGTACTGTGCTAATTGCAACTCTTGTAAATGGTGGTATAATCTTAACTACACTGCCATCTTTAACAATGTCTATACCTTTATTTCCTAACTCTTGTGATATATTAGGCTCGTATATTAGTTTGTTACTATCTCCGAATTCTATCTGCTGGTTAAAATCTATATTCCAATAATTAAAATTAAAATTTAGATGTTTCCACCATTCAGAGTCTCCTAAATGTTTGAAATATAAATGGTTGATGTTTAATGTTAACATTCATCTATCGCTTCAATAATTCTATCTGCAATGGCAGAGTGACCGTTTTTACTCCAATGTCCATCTTCTGCTGATATGTGGTATACTAATTCTTCTTCGTATGTCTTACCAAACTGTTTAGCAATGTTTATAAACTTAAAATTATCATCATCGACTAATTCTGTGTTATTTTCAAGTCTTTTTGATTCTTGGTTCCATCTTTCATTTTCTTCGATAGACCACCAATATGTTTTAAAGTTGTGTATCTTGCCTAAGCCTTTAGTCATAAGTACGTTTGTCTCAAAATCATTTGTGTCATTCTCAAATGTACTCAACGTCAAGTTGGCTTTGTATACTTCTTTTAGCCAAGGCTTATCAAATCTTCCTGTTGGTACATGTCCCGGATTGATATTGGTACAACAACCAAACTCTGGTAATTTATCTGCTGATGCGAAATAGAGCCTTCTGGAACGAAAAGTGTATCCAATAATTACCATTTCTACTTGACTTCCATATACATTACACCATCGAGTAAGTATTAGATTAATCAAACTATTTGATGCGCCACGTTGAGCAATGTTTATTACTTTATAATTTTCAAAGAGTTTTGTATTTTGTAGTAAAGCACCAAATGTATCCTTGTGTAACATTCCATCACCGAATGTAAAACTATCACCTACTAAAAGTACAATCTTGTCGTTTGGTTCTATAGGCGACATGGTACTTCTTGTTTGTAACTCATTATTCCAACCATCGTCCATTTCGTAATATCCATCGTCTGTTAGAGGATTTTTATTTGAATGTTGTAAAACTTGTTTTACAAATGGAGAATAATCTCGTTTGTCATCTATCGTTTCGTTGCTTTCGTTTCTAATCGCCATCTACGTAATCTCGTATTTCGTCCCATAATTCTGGGAACGTTATTTGAAAGTTTTCATTTCTTAATCTATCTAGTTCAGAAGTGTAGTCCATTGCTTTTTGTAACAACTTCAAATCTGTGGGCTTTTGTTCATTACGCCTCATCATTGCCATCTTACCAGGATCCCAATCGTCTGGAAAGAATGGTTCCATTCTATCGTTTATTTCTTTTCTAAGTTCTAATGGCAAAACATTTACAGAAAATTCTTCTGGCTGAGTTACAAAGTTATGATGTACTCTTATATCTTTCTCTGAAGCGAAATCCATCATTTCATCTAAGTAGAAATAGTTCATCCAAGTAACAGTCTGTGTTATGTTTATCGATATATTAGATTTCTCATAAAACTTCAATCCTTCACCATCTCTTGCGGCTATTAACATATCTATAGTATTCGAAACATCTTTCCACTTAGTTGGATGTCTTATGAATTCGTTTCTTGCTTCAACATCGTCAATACTCAAGCCAACTTCAACTTCATCAAACTGTCTCCATATGTTGATTATCTCATCGGTCATTTGTGTACAGTTGATGTTATACCATAATTTTACATTAGTTCTACCAGCATCAATCATTCTTTGTAGAAATTTAAAATGCTCTTTGATTAGTGTTGGCTCGCCACCATTAATATAGAATACTTTTGCATTCTTTGATTTTTCAAATAGGTCATCCCAAAATCTTTCTTGTTCCGGCCAATCAAATTGATTCATTTCTTTATCAAAAAGATGAAGTGTAGTAAACTTCTTTCTCATTTTATTGTAATCTGTAATCCATTTACTACTACTCCAAGGATTACATGACCTACATTTTGCGTTACATATATTCCCTAATCTTAGTTCTATAAATTCTAACTCAACTTTGTTTAATGAACCATCATCATTAGTTCTGCTTTTCGCCTCTTCAAGTGTGAATGTATCATAAAGTTGATTTTCTTTTGCTCTTTTACTCCATACACCAGACTCTTCTTCTCTATAACATCTCTTACATGCTTCTGGTTCGTCACCATTTAACATCTCTAGTCGAACTTGATTATATGAATCACCATTCATAATCTCTTCTATCGAATGATTTTTTAAGTCTAAAAATATATCTCCATCTACTTCTCTGGGATTGGTATTTGAATGTTTTGTATAATTCCTAGACCTAGATATGCCATTGTGATGGTCAGCAACACAACATAATGTAGTTCCACCATGTGGGTGACTCGCTAAATGGATCCAAGGTAGTTTACAGAATGTCTTACTCATCCCAACACTCCATCCACCAATCATACAATTCAGGACAATGCTCTTGGTAAATGTCTTCGATTGTAGGCATACCAATTTGTTTATCTTTTCTTATTTCACTTAATTTTGCTTGGAACTGTCTACCGCCAACTGATGGCTTGTGGTGGTCATTCCATTGTTGTGCAAATGTTGGCCTAGATTTCATTTCACGTAATGTATTAATCAACGTTTCTTGGTTCTTCTCTGCTATTGGTTCCATGTAATCTAAGTTTTCTTGTATTACTTTATCAAGTATGTGTCTAGGCCATGCAAATGGAGAGAATACCATATCTGGATGGAATGCAAACATCATCTTTGTTTCCATTCTTACACCAAGTTCTTGGCTCAAATCAAATAATTCTTTTAATGAGAACATACCAGGTCCAGTAATAGTCAAGTCTAATAACATCTTGTCTTTACCACCAGGCAATGCAACTCCTTGTTTAAAGTTTTCTAACCACTCTTCCCATACTAAACCAGTTCGAATGAATTCACCAATCTTACCTGTACCGTCAATACTTGCACACATCATCCAATCTTTGAACTGTGGCAAATAGTCATACAAGTTTTTACCTTTGTATGTTACACGGGACAAGTTAGAATTGTATCTTAGAAAACAGTCCTTTGCAGTTCCTGCCTGTGTCATATTTTCTAATGTTTCCCAATGTATTTCATACATGAGTGGTTCACCACCAACCCAATATATTTCTTCAACTATGCCTTCATCAATTGCTTTTCTAAACTCTGGCTCTACAACATCAACAGTAAATGAATTCATTTTCTTCTTCACATCTGGTATCATAAAAGGATGTTCTTCAGGTGACCATAACTTGTGTGTCTTCTTTTCTGCTTCCCAACTTGAACTCAATAATTCTCCACACATTCTACACTTAAAGTTACATAGATTACTAAAGCGATAATCAAATGAGATAGTAGGCATAGATGTTCTACCCTCATCATCTGTCTTCTCAAATGCTTCTTCAATCTTATGCTTGAATAGATGACCGGTAAACCATTTCTTATATGAACTCAAACTTAGGATGTCATCGTTACAAACGTCACACTGTGGAATAGTTTCACCTGCCATAAGTTTCTTTCTTATGTCCATCATGTATGGTGAGTTCCAGTGTTCTTCTAATGTAAGTGGATTAAAATCATCTGCTTTAGTTTTGACTTTCTTTTCTATACCATACGAATCATCATTTGATGCATCAATGTATTGCTTCTGAAACTGATGTTCTTCACGTGAAGCACAGCACATTCTTCTCTCACCTTGTGGTGAAATGTAAGTGTGTGTCCACGGCGCCATACAGAAAGTTTTGTTCTCACTTTCTTCAGCACAACTCCCGTCATCTTTCCAGATTGGTATAATTTTCATATTAGATTATTCTCCGATAACATGCTCTGTTTTGTTTTCGAAATTTCTGTTTCTTTGCCACAAAAGACAGAACATGCTTTTAATCTTTTGTTTCGTATATCTCTATCTTCAAATGACTCGAGGTATCCTGTTGTGTACATCTCGCCACCTATTATATCTTTAAGAGATGTATGTTGTAATGATATGCTATCTTTTCCATATCTATTTATAAATGCTAATAATGCCGCTACTGTATCACCTTGGCCGTATTGGTCATCATATATAGATGCTAAGTAGCAACATGGAAAAACCATTCCATAACTGTTTACAAAAATCTTTTTATGTGCTATGGCTTCGCAGTTGATATCATATTCACTCAACTTTTTATCATACTCTGATAACTGAACTGTTTTATCTAATTTCCATTCTCTTGTTGGATTATGGTGCCATTTGATAGGTGTTAGAGGAACAACAGACTTTGCCAATTGTTTTTTTATATCTTCTAAATATCCAGTTTCCAAACTATCTGGTTCTGGCATTGGTTCTGAATCCCATTTTCTTTGTTCAAGTTCTATACCAATGGGTGGTTTGATAGTGTATTGGAAATGACCTTCTTGTCCGTGGACTTTCATATCATGTCCCCATTTGCCAGAAGAATCAGTGAAGTTAGTAAACCCCATTGCCTTCTTTGCATAGAACTGTTTAAATCCTAACTTCTTTGATAGTTCAGTTGCTTCTTCTATCTGATGTTGATTGTGGCGAAATACAAGAAACTCCCATCTGGCTTCTGCACCAGTTGATATGTAGTTTGTCATAGCCGTCATAATTTTATCCCAGTGAGTGCCTTTACGATATATCCAATTAGTATCTTCAAGTCCATCAACACTGAACACTAGACAACCTTTATGTTTAAAAATATTACCTAAGTCTTGCCAGAACTCTGCATCTCTGCCACTTGCGTTTGTATTCATGTAAAGTTCAATATCTGGATTACAAGACCTAAAATATTTCAAAATAGGAATTAAATCTGGATTAGTCATAGAGTCACCATAGTTACCACACATAGATAACATTCGTAATCCCTTAATGAAGTCTTCTGTAAACCATTCTTTTGCTTGTTCTAAACTCACATAAGTCTCGGTCATAATAGTATTTTTCAAGCCACCACTTGCTCTACGACCACATGATGGGCACTCAGCATTGCAAAGACTACTTGCCTCTAAATCCAACTGTTTTATTTCACCATAGTCAAACATACTTTTGCCACTGTTCCTTTACTTCGTCTATATTATCAACAAGTCTTATTTTCTCTTCTAACGTATTTTGTTTTGCAACTCCAATATAATTATCGAATTCTAAATCATCAACGTTATTGTTTACGATATCTTCATATGAGATATTTAGTACTTTAAAATTCTCTCTTAATATTTCTAAATCTTTCTCATAAAGTTTTAACTCTTTGACAAATTTATCTACAGTTTCTTCTACATGTAACACTTCAATACTATGGTAGTTTAATTTATTTGTAGCATTCCATTTATTATTATGGTAAGAGATTTGCCAACTTAGAAACAAGTCAAATATATCTTCTCTGAAACTATTGATAATCAAATTTGGCTGTATGATATCCGGCACCTCCATGGGCTTGTACCAGGAATTTACATCACTAGTTGTTTGATAACTCATGTCAAAGAATAATTTACAGCATCCGTTTTCTGCTTGACGAAACTTTTCTATAGAATTGTTAAATCCTCTTTCGCCATTGTGTATATCAATGCCTTCACCATAATTTATAATACCAGATTTTTTTGTAATTATATCTTGTAATATAGTTGTTCCTGTTCTACCATGACAAGCCGTTATTAAAACTTTCATTATCCACCTAACGTATCAGTGTCTGTATTCCATCCGGGTACATTCTGTTCATGTGTGTCATCGCCACCATCATACTCTTTGGTTGTTGCTGGGTCAATATCATCTATATCATATACAAAAGATGTTTTTGCACCAGTAAGAATATCTTGTTTTGATGGCACTTCTGCATCTATAGATGCGAACCAGTCTGCTAATGGTCCAGGAAATGTAGTTACAAAATCTTTATTTCTTCTCACATCATACTGTGCAAAGAACACCTTGAAGTCGTTATATAACTTTGGTGTTTCTGCTGTATTCTTATGTGGTGTCTTAACAATATCTAAGTAATCAATCAATCTTCGAACACTTTCTTTCTCACCGTCACTCATCATTTCTTGTGGGCGTTCAGAGTGAAACCAATTATCTAACTTCTCTTTGTAGAATGTTTTGATGTCTTCTGGTAGTATTGCCGCACTTTGGAATGATGGAAATCTTAAGATATTCAACGTCATCGTTGGTGCCTTTTGACCGTATGTTTCTCTCAGGTCAAGCATTTGGTCCATAAAATCTGTAATAGAATCTAGGCAAAGAGAGTTAATAGTCATCATCATATGTAGTTTCTCTACATTACTTTCATTTAAGACTCTGTGTATGTTGTTTATCCATAAGTCATAGTCAAGTCCATCTCTGATGTATTCACCTTGAATGCCGGTTGCTTCCATACTTGTATACACTTCTAAGTGTGGAATATGCCATGATTCTTTTACAAGTCTATCTAAAACTTTAGGAGTATCAGGACACATATTTGAGTTAATAGCAAAACGCATATCTTGTCCTCTGTCTGGATTATCTTTAAACCATTCAAATAATTTCCATGTGCCTTTATGCATGATAGGTTCACCACCAGTGATACGTATCTCTTCTAAAGAGTCTGCTAAGTCGCTTTCCCACCACTTATGAAATGCTTGTATGTATGGGTTGTCTTCTTGTCTTCTTGTTGCTGGTTCGGCATATGGTGCAGTATCGGCAAAGTGTCCTCTACCATCTGATTGAATGTTTTTATATCCACCAAAGTCTTTAATGTCTTTCACCCAAGCAGTACTAAATGCCGGATTACAATATGAACATTTAAAATTACATGCTCGGTCAAATGAAATCTCAAGTGTTTTTAGATTTACATTCTCTTCCCATGGCATTGTTGAAGTCTTAGCAATGTCTTCGTCTTTAAATATTTCAGTCTTAAACACACGGTCAGATATATGTTGTTTTCCCATATCTTCAACTTTCCAACAGTACTCACACTCTGCTGGACGTTCACCCTCTTGCATCATCTTACGCATCTTTTTCTTATGTGGCGTATTATGAATCGCTGATGGATTACTTTCAAGTTCTTCTAAAGGAATCCAATGTCCCGGTGGGTGATGACAACTCGTAGTTTGTCCATGTCCCAGCCAGATAGTAGCATTGTACCACTTGGCGGCACAGTATGACTTACTAATAGGGTCAATGATTCGTTCTTTATATTGATGAAGTGTCTCTTGGTGTTTTCTAGCCATTATTCGCCTCTATATTGAATACTCTTGTTGGTGTCAAACTGTTATACCAATCTACTACAATCGGGTCAAATGTTGACACAAAATCTTTGCCACGTCTCTTATCATATTGCATATAAAATGATTTGAAATCTCCTTGGCGTTTTCTTAGTACTTCTTCTGAATGTGGATTACGTATTGTTTTCTCTAAGAGATATATAAGTCTTGTGACATGTACCTCTTCTACGTCTACTAATTCACTTGCTCTTCTATCGTACCATGCTTTAAGTTTTTCATGGTAGTGTTCTAGTATATATGTAGGAAATGTAGACAGACTTTGAAACTCTGGATTATAAACAGGATTCAATGATAATATAGGTCCAACTGCATTTGATTCTCTCATATCTAACATATCATCCATAAAGTCTGTTATTGAACACAGACACAATGCATTGATAGTCATCATTATATACATTCTATTTAACTTTGGTTGTTCTAATAGTCTTTTACAATTACTTAACCACTTGTCATAATCTATGCCATCACGTATATATTCTGCTTGTATTCCAGTTGCTTCGCAACTTGTAAACATTTCAAACCGTGGCACATAATCTATCACATCTAATAATCTTTGGAATGTCTTTTCTTTTTCTGGAACAAGATTTGAGTTTATAGCAAATCTCATATTCTTGCCACGTTCTGGATTATTCTTAAACCAATCAAACAATTTCCACACACTTGGATGCATAATAGGTTCGCCACCTGTAATTCTTATAGCCTCTAGTGTATCTACCAATCCACCATCTGCTTCCCACCATTCCCAGAATGCAGAGATATATGGGTTCTCTTCATCTGTGCGACCTGCACTTACTGTCCATTCGGCAGAATTTGAAAAATGTTCTCTTTCATCTGAAATGATATTGTCGTATGGTCCGTTGTCTTTTATATCTTTCACCCATGTAGAACTAAATGAAGGATTACAATATGAACATGCAAAGTTACAGGCTTTGTCAAATGATATCTCTAGTGTTCTTAAGAAGGTATCATCATCCCATTTCTTCAAAGGTATCTCATCTAAATCTTCGTCAGTGAACATTCGAGTCTTTAAAACTCGGTCAGATATTCTATCATGTCCTTCGTCTTCGACTGCCCAGCATTTGTAACACTCTGGTGGTCTTTCGCCTTCAAGCATCATCTTACGCATTTTCTTTTTGTGCGAAGTGTTGTGTATTGCGGTTGGATTATCTTTTAACTCTTCAACATTTATATCATGTGAAGCGGGCAAGTGACAACTGACTGTCTGTCCGTGTCCTAACCATATAGTTGCATTATGCCATTTTGCGCCACAGAACGAAGAACTTTTAGGATCCATTACCCTAGTTCTATAATCTAAAAATGATTCTGTGTCTGGCTTTCTACTCATGGTGCATATTTCTCTACATACTCTTCTTTCGCTTCATTCCAGAACTCTGTAAATTCAGGAAATGTTTCTAAGAAATCAAATCCACGTCTCTTATCATATTGAGAAAAGAACTCATAAAATCTAATTAGTCTATCACTTAGGTCATCATCACTTATTTCTATGCCTTGTTCTGCCCATGCTAAATCTCTTTGTAATTTTAATACTTCGTAATTTTTAAAACCAAGAAAAGATTTTCCATATTCCTCGTCTGGTAAAACTTTTTCTTTCATGTAATCAATATTGTCTTGTATTATTTGTAACATATCTGCATCTGCTACTTGTATGTTAAACCAACTTGGGTCTCGCATGTAAGGAACGTCAAACCAGATTTTTTGTTGTAATACTTTATGTCCATTGTCTACTTGATATACATAACCATACTTTTCTCTGAGTTCTAGTATGTAATCTAAGAAACCACGTAGTGATGGAATACTCAACAGATTAAATGTATTGATAAAGGTAACACTCACTCTACTTGTCTCAGAAAGAAGCCTATCAACGTTTGTCTTTAGTTTTTCCCAATCTAGTCCGTCTCGTATGTACTCTGCTTGTGGTCCTATACCATCAACACTGATAAACACACTAATATGTTTAACCGAAACATTTTCAAATAGATGTGTCCACTTATTCCATTGTTTGTCTTTTTCATAGTTGTTTAGATATAGAAAAGAATTATTATCTGCATCTTCACAAGGACCAACACCTTTAAATTTCTGTTTAATCTCAGATGATGGAAGTGTATCTACATTTGGCTGTATCAGCCATGGGTCAACACCATGAAGTGTTTCTTCAATGATATACTGTTTCCATTCGTTCCATGAACTTCCATCTCCTGGGTCTACTGCATAAAATAAGACACTTCTTTTATTCGGTGGTGGTGTTTTAAATAACAAATCTTTGAAGTCTACTGGTATAACCGTAGGGTCATTCTCATCTATTACTGGCTTTTCTAATAGTTTTACTTTCTCAATAAACTTATCAAACAACGCATCGTCAGGTGGACACATGTTTGTAGTCATTGAAACTTCTAAATCAGGATTTGGATTTTCTTTTATATAATCTAATACTTTGAATGTATTCTTGTCCATGAGAGGTTCACCACCTGTCATACGAAAAATCTTCAGATTAGGATACGTTTCTGGAAACCATTTCCAAAATGCTTCGATATACGGATTGTCTTTACGTGCAACTTCTAAAGGCATCAAGCCAATAGTTTTAAGTTCTTGTATATTGTTATGACCACCGCCATCAGAAAATCTAAACGACCCATGTTGTTTGATGTCATCTTCCCATGCTGTACTAAGATGAGGTGAACAATATGAACACTTAAAGTTACATGCTTGATTGAAGTTTACTTCTACATAACGTGGTTTAATATCATGGTCCCATGGTTGTTGTACAACTTCTTCCCATGCATCTTTTACCCACCATTCACTTGAACGATAATGTCTATCACTTAATGCATCTTTGTTTGCGTCTTCTACGTTCCAACAGTACTGACAACCTTTCGGTCTCTCACCATTTTTCATCTGCCTACGTTCTTCTAATTTGAATTTCGTATTATGAAGTGCGTTTGGATTATCTTTCAACTCATCTAATGGAATAGGATGTGTTGGTGGATGATAACAACTGTGTGTTCGTCCTTGTGGTAGATGTAAACTAACTTGTAACCATTTCGCCATGCACATTGATGGCGATAACTTATTTAATTCTAGTTTGGTTACGTTAGCATCATCATCGTAATTAGCCATTTAGTGTCCGCTCCACCCGGTTTGCTTTTCTGTTGCTAATGGATTATTAACTCTTGGTGGATTATGATATGTTCTCTTCCAAAATATTGATAGTTCTGGTGTTGGGTCTACTAACTCCATACCTATCTTATCAGTAAGAATGTCACCAATACGTAAGCACTCATCAAATAGTTTATCATAATCCCATTCAACTCCAGTGCGGCTACATTTTTCATCACCGCCCTCACATAGTGTTAGAATTTCTTCTTCAAAATAAGTTTTAAACCAATCAAAAGAAGAGATGTTTTCTAGTTTGTAATCTTCTACAAAGTTAACATCATAACATCCTAGTCTTGCACCAAAGCAAGCCCATATTCCATTCTCTACATCAGCACCGATATTGCACCATGTTATTAGTCTTTCATAGTTCTTCGGCCATATTCTTTTCTGAAAGTCTTCAACTGGAACTTGTTTGCCCTCATCTAGTGACATTTTAACACCCTCACGGTATCCCGCACGGAATGCCTGAAATGGTGAACCTGCGTTGAGTACTTGAGAATAAATGTTATTCATTTGAATATAGTTTAGGTCCCAACAGAAATCTACTTTCTTTGTTTCGTCTTCTGCGTTCTCATGTGTTTTCATTTCTAAAACTAAATCTACTGGCCAGCATTTGATACCGCCGTTACCGTATACTAAACCATTAACCATGTTCTTAGCACTCCAACTCACAATAGAGTTTTCTAAGTCTGTGCCTGCCGGAAATGTTATTTCTAGGTCAAAAAACTTCTCATCGACAATGTTGTCACCATCGATAGTAATAAATCTTTCTGTCTCACTTTGTCTCGCACATTCTTTGTGTGCGTTGTCAAAACCTTTCACACCATCTACTCTTTTAGCAAATGGGAATTTCATTATTAGATTTGACCAATGTTCTTCTTTTGCTGGTTCATCGTAACTAATGTAGAATACATCTAAGTCACCAAGAACTACTTTTGTTTCTTTCATACTTTCCTCCACGAATACTTGTCGAAATACTTCTGTGTATATACACTTACGTTGTATTTATTATATGACAACTTAACATGTTTTCCAGCAGACAATAACTCTGAAAATGGTATCTCTATTGTCTTAATTAAGAACTCTGGTCTATCTTTATAGCAGATAAAGAACACATGGTCAGTCTTTCCAGCAACAGTTAAGAGTTGATTAGGGTCGATACCTATTGTATCTTTTAGTTTTTCATCTGCTTCAAATTGTATTCCCTCATCATCTAACGAAAGAATAATATCAGCATCTTCCTCAATCATAACTTTATGTAATTGGTTATCTTTGTTTCTTCTCTTAATATCTACTTTTGTTTTCACAATTTCGTATACGAGAGGATTACTTGTTCTACTGACTATATAATCAGAAAACTTATATGTGCCTTCAAGGAATGGCTTAATGTCTTCTATCTCAAACCATGCAAATAAATCTTTTGTATCTATTATTTTGTTTGTGATTTGTGAGATTTTACTAAAGGAGTCAAAGTAAACAGCACGACATGTATCTGTTTTGTTTATAAGACTTATCATAATACTGCATCCTCTAATTGTTTAATTTTACTTTCATCCATCCAATTCTTCTCTACATAATGTACAGGTAATGTTTGAGTGAAATTACCAATCTTAACAGATAAATCATCACTCAGTTCACTAGTGATACTCTTTGTCCAGTTGTTTTGTATCTGATTTACAGGCACATTCTGTATCATACTTTTCATATGAACAAATGTAGGAACATCTTTAATATCGTAATCACATGTTTCTTCTTCAATATCTAACAGTTGAATGGCTAATGCATATGCTACATCGGCACTCATCCAGTCTTGTCCTGTACCTTTAAGAAATTTATCATAGTATACATTCCAGTGAACCATAATAAGTTCAACCATTCTAAAGAATTCATGTGATAGACCAGAGTTCTTAAAGTAAGTGAAGTTACTATATACGTTTGGTAAGTTTAATTGAGTAAACTTTTTTCTATAGTAATCACTTGTTACGTCTTCATTTCTAAAAGTTTTAACATTAGTACAACACCAAACTTCTTTCTTAGTAAGATAGTCCCACCAATAGTCTACGCTACTAGTGAATATCATATCACAATCAAGTATGACTGTCTCATCATAAGGAGTCATATGTTGATACTTCCACTTATTATGTATCTTCCATTTGTCGCCTTTAGCATCGTCATTCCATGGAATATCAACAATAGCATCAAACACTTTTTTATGTTTATCAGTTATTAATTTTTTGGTTGCTTCGTCAACGCACACACATAGATTGCTAATTTTTTGAGTTGCTCCAAGACTAAGAGCAAGTGCATAAGCCATTTCTAAGTAATCAATGTCTTCACTATTCTGTGCGATAGTTATATATCCTCTACTCATTTGCTTTCTCCATGTAATAAGAAATCATCTATAAATCTACTTACTGCTTTCTTATTCATAATATGTAAATCTGTACAGGTGAAACGTGATAGTAGATGGTCAGTAATTCTTTCAGCATCTGCACAATACATAATAATATCATCATGTGAATTGACCCTAAAAATATCGTCAAGGTCAAAACTGTTATTCAGATAATCAATTGGTAATGATGGTACATCAAATGCAACACTACCATTCAGTATATGTAATGCCATAGAAAAGGCAAAGTCATTTCTGAATAGATTACCACTACAGTTATATAGGTAATAATAATACTTGTAATTATATTTTATATGACTTATGAGAGTGAATAGATTTTCGGCAAAATCAGATTTTTTAAAGTAAAATACTGTTGCCCAATACATAGGAATACTAAAGTTGTCAAGGTATGATATGTTATCTTTGTGTCTTTCAGATACATCTCTATACTTACAATTAATCATTACATCATTGGCACTGTTCCATACTTGGTCTAGTACGTTGTTCATAATGAAGTAATCACTATCTATTACAAGAGTTTCATCATAAGGTGACAATTCATATACATCACTTCTACCCATGTTTCTAAACGAAGCATATTCGGTATCACGTGTAGTATCTTTGAATAACCTTACATTGTCTGGTTGAAAAGTATCGCTAACTATTACGTTATCAAAATACTCATCAATTAGATTCTTTTCGGATTCTAGTGTTTCTGTGTTTGTAACTAAGCAAATCTCATCATAAAGAGATAGATGTTTTCTAACATAGCCAGCACAAGCACAGGCTTGTTTAGCATAGTTAACGTACCCATTATTCTGGGCAAATACTATAATGCCTCGACTCATATTAAATCTCTAGTACTTTCTCTATTTTACGAGAACTTCTTAATTTCTGATAATCATTGTAATAATCATTTACTACTTCGAAGTACAAACTTGAAACTTCAGTTAGAAACTTTTCGGTATCTTCGATATGAACAGGTATATCGTTCTTATCAAGTATTGATATTTCTGTTTTACCACTAGAAACAACAAAGTTCATAAAAGATATAAGTGACTGGTCTACTGTAAAAGAACCACCAGACGTACTATAACTTAATAAGTTTTGTGTTTTTACTTTAAGATTGTTTTTGTTAATATTGAAGGTCTTCATTGTATTAGAAAAGTCTAGTGCTTTTTCTAGTCTCTGAACTGCTTCTTCTGTTGTTGTATTATCTACCATAAATTATTCTCCTGTATTAGTACTAATAATACAGTAATTTGGGGTAAAAGTCAATAGTTAAAGTTGAGAAAGTGGAAAATATGTAGGGCTAGTAATATTTACGCCATCTGGTGTGTCAGATGCAACGAATTCATCAACTGTTACTTGTAGATTACCAGCAACATAATCGCTTCCTATCCATGTTCCAGAATAAGGTGGAGTAGACCAGTTGCCAGAATCAGCAACATGAGAATCGTCAAATCCTATTTTTATTTCTACATCTGAAGTTCCGCCAAGTCTTGCTGAAACATTTAGTTGGTTACCGGAATAATCACCTGTTCCACCTTTTGTGTATACTACTTGATAAGATGATGTGAGCATACTAAATCCATAGCCTTCTGTGCCTGCACCCGTAGATGCTTCAGTGATAGAATGCTTTATTTTAACAACAGCAATAGCATCTAGCATTGTTTTCCAGTCATTACTTTGAGCATGAGAATTGTCAATGGCAGAAAGAACCGAATCGATTCTTATTTCACCGCCAGAGTTAAAGAAGTGTCTACGAGCATTAGCATCTGAGTAACGCACTCTTGTTTCATAATATATTTGATTAGCATTAGTCCATATAGGAGTACCTAAACTAGGGTCTACATATGTTTTTGCTGAAGATATTCTATTAGCGTTTGCAGTCATATACACTATAGCACTGTTAAGTTTATTACCTACTATATTTGCAATGTCTGTTTTAATAGATGAGATGACACTGTAAACGTCATCTATTGGCCAGTCAGCACTTGAGGTGCTAACTGGCGAAAATAAAGGTGTGCCTTGATGTCGGCCTGCATAGAACATTGAGGTCAAAAGTTCATCCCACAATGGTGTAGTAACTTCGTCTACTGCATAGTTGACTACGAGATGATTTTGACCATATCCCGAATCTCCTGTTCCTATACCAACAATGTTGTTGATATCATCTGCAAAAGAGTTAAATAATTTAACTAAATCCTGTTTTTGCGATAGTCCTGTTAAATAATAACTCTGTGGTGCCATTTACATCTTCCCACAACTTTTAGATTATAAAGAATCAGTAACAGTAACAGTTGGATTAGTTAAAGTAACTGAGCCACTTGCGTTTGTTAATCTCTTCGATGCAATAGTAACAGTAGAATCACCTGGTACACTGTCAGCACCAGTCCATGACCATGCTCCAGCATAACCAGAACCACTGCCTGAACGGGCAACGTGTGCGTCTACTAATTCTGTTTTAATGTACAAGTCTGCACCGCTGTTGGCAGTTTGTGCTGAAACTTGTAGATAGTTTGCACTGTAATCTGAATCATCTGCTAATTCTTTCTTATGAACAGTATAAGATGTTCCAACGTCACTATGCTTATATCTTGTACGTGTTCCTACATCTGATGAATCTTCAGGTCTTACTGAGTAAGTGAATGTACCTAATTCAGAAGTAAGTTGTTCCCACGAAGTACCCTGTTGGTTGCCAGATGTGTCACTGTGTGATGCTGAAACTCTAAGTTCACCACCTGCGGCGAACCAAGCATTTAAATTTGCTTGTGAACCGAATGCAAATTTAACGATTTGAGTTCTAGTACCATTCCAGTTTGATGCTGATTCTGAAGATTCGTTTTGAACACTTGTGTCCCAATCTGAATAAGACCAAGGTGAGTCAAAGCGTGTATCGATTGCTGTAACAAAGGCAGACGCCTCGGCACCATAATGGTCCCAGTCGATTACTGTACCGGCATTTACTGCTGTGAATGGATTTGAAATATTGTAGTAATTTGAAAGTTTTGCTGCCGCACTATGAATTGAATCGTGATATGCATCATCAATTACATCGCCAGTCGATGGATTTGCCGCGATGGTGTGTGATTGGTTATATCCACCATGAACGCCCGTTCCATTTAGAATTTCATTTAATTTGTTGCGAAGACTTGCTAAGTCCGCGTAGTTTATAATTGAGCCTGAAGCCATTGTTATACTCCTAAATTTTAACTAATTTGTATTGTAACTGTATAATCAATTACAATCGTTCGGTTTGCCGCAAGTAACACGGGATGAAAAGTCACGTGCGTCATCATTAATGTTTTTGTCTTATCAAGTGAACCACTATTGGTTACTCCCGATAGTAGTCCAATTTCATCAAAAGTGAATTGTTCTGCTTGTGTAGACGTTGCAGAACTGTCACTTGTTGGAATTGTTCCACTGACAGCGGTTGCATAATCAGTGTGACTTACATCTACACTGAATTTTACTTTTGCTGTATTGTTTGGTACTATGGATCCAGCACCCATGTCCTCTCCTGGATAGTACACTGTATTAATTGTCTCTTGTTCGTAAGTTGGAACATACAATGAAGCGTTACTCGCCGATATTGATAGTTGGTCATACGTTGGGTAGACTCTAGGAGAACGATAAGAAAGAGTTGTAGTTGAGGTACTACCACCCTTGCCGAATTGCATCCAATTGATATATGGGGCAGAACCTGATGAGTTTACACTCGTTGCTTTGCCGCCCATGGCTGAAGCCAATACATATGCCATATTTCCTGGATGAATTGCATTCTTCTTTTGTACAAGTACTTCGCCACTCTCTTTATCGTAGATTTTGAGTGTGCCTACTACTTGTGATTTTATTACATCTTTAAACATGTTTATATCCGTCTCTTAGATTATATCTTATATTTATCTACTATTGTATTTATACGTTTCTCTCAATACTTCTATTCTAATACATCTATTTGGGGTCTTGTAATACTAATGCAAGTGGAGTATCAAGTAAAAACACTCTATCGCCTTGCTTAAAGTCGTATGTCATTGTAGTATATAGACCTCTATCATCGATATTAAGTGTTCCAGATGTGTGTTTATCATACATCATAAACTCAATATCGTTGCCTTCTTTACATGTAGCAGTACCGGTGCCTTCACCTACTCCTGATGCTGTAAATATACCACCAACTGTATTAGAAACACCACCAACTAATGTAAAGTCTGTTGTGCCTATTGTATCAATTTTGTATTGTTCTCCAATCTTAAACTTTCCAGCGTTATGAGTATGCGATGATGCTTTCATAACTGCTATCAATCTCTTGTTCTTCTTAGAGGCAACCAACTGTGCATTTGTAAGTCCAGATGATGTTATCATAAATGGACCACTAGCAGTACCTGTTCCTGAACCCACTACTGTTGCTACGAATTCTGTACCCACTGTGTTTGCACTAGCACCCTGTTCACTGACAAAATCTGTTGTTCCAGGTTTCACAATAGTATATGTTCTGCCTACAACAAACGAACCAGCAGTGATTACTACATCTTCTGCCACGGCACATGATGCCTTAACTGGTATATTATACCCTCTACCATATACATCATACACGAAAAAGTCTGTCTTGTCAAGGTGTAAATTTCCTAAATTCTGTATACCAGAAACATCTGCATCTGCACCACCCGGAGCATCTAAGTAATTTTGAATTACCACAACTGATGATTCGACGGCTCTAGCATTTACTTCGCCTGTATCAAATCCACCACTTTCTGTAGTTGCTAATGGTCTATATCTTATTAAACCACCTTGTTCATATTCGCCATCAGCAATATCATCTGTAGCGATACCATCATATACTGCCTCGCCATATCTACTTGCTTCACCGAAGTCTAAAGTCATCTTCAGTTTTTCTTCTGCTGACATTGTGACTGATGCTGTGTCTGATAATTGATTAAGTCTCTTAATATTTCTTATCTTAGCATGATATGGTTTTGTTTCTCTAATATACTCTAAGATATCTTCTTCGCTCTCTCTTTGGTATACTGCGTGTTGCTTGAGTGGTCTACTGTGTAAATCTAAATCAAAGTAACTTGTTTTAAATAGCCAATCAGGATAAGATTTTTCTGTATAAAGATAATCAATCATTCTATAGAATATATTATTGATAAACTCTGTCTTAGAACGATTTCTAATCAAGTTCATCAATTCATGTATCTGAATACCAGTTGCATTATTATAATATTGACTAAATGCTGTACCTGTTCCAGAACCAATACCAGTTGCTACAAATTTACCACCACTTGAATTACTATTAGCACCCAGTGATACAAAGTCTGTTGTTCCTACTTCTAATATCTCATAAGTGTTTCCGATTACAAATTCTCCTGCTGAAACTGTTTCTGGGTATGTAAATTCATTGAAGCCCAATGAAATGTTCAGAACACTATTGCTTCTATTGACTAATCTTAATTCACCATTATATTCAAAATAGAATTCATTATGTGTAGGTAGTTTTAACTTAAATGATGATATACCATTCTCGTATCTTTCAAGCATATCAAATTCTCTGGTAGTTGATAGATACGCAAAGTTATCAATCTTTTTAAACGAATCATCAATATACCAATCACCTAGACTAAAGATATAATCATCAGTGTCTATATACTGTTCATAATTATAATATTCTGTCTGTAATAGTTTTCTACTCATTGCATCGTTTACAACTGTTGAGAAGTTATCTCTCATTGCATATTTGTTTGTAAACCAATTATTCTCTGTGTCTTCTACTCTATAAACTCTTAGAACATCTCCGACAGTCATAGTATGTGTTTGAGATATCTTTAAGTTAGAACCATCAATCGTTAAGTATTCAGCATTTACAGTTCTACCATCAGTTGTCACTGCGATATCATCTATTGTTAGACCAGACATGAATTGTACACCCATACTATCAACTGGCGTAACAACTGCAAAGTTAACATCTGTTAGTTGAGATGCAATAAGTTTAGTTGCATATGACTGCATAATTGTAGTACCAGATACCGAGTTAATCAGGTCATCTAAGAATAAATCAGGAACTGGTGTATGGTCATTCTCTGGTAATAATTGCCAATCTGAATGTTCTTTAACAATTCCTTCTTCTACTTGATACTCTAATGATGCTGTAAGTGTTTGACTATTATATGATTTAGAATCATTACTCATAATAACACTTCGCTTACCGACTGGTAAGAATTTGTTTCTAGGTCCGTTTGATGCCAACAGTAATGACAAATCTTTTGCATCTTTGTCTGTTGTTGACCAGAAGAAGTATTCGATAACCTCTCTTCCTGCATCTTCGTCAAAGAATTTCTTTGAGTTGTACGCTTCAACACCAACTGGTAGCGTCCTAGATTTTGTCCATTTCTTTACTATTAGTTTAGAATTATCTACAGTCTTACCCCAATATCTTCTTACGAAATCAATATTCAAGTTACCAGCAGAATCACCATAATCATTATAGCGATAGAAACGTGCTAAGTCTGTATCCCACCACATTTTGTTTAATTTTTCATCTAACCAAGCATCATTACTTGATGCTGTATCATATTTTGCTGGGTCAGTCCACATAACATAATCTAGTTTAGAAATAGTTGACCCTGCCATCTTAAGATTTAGTGGGTCATAAATGTTATGAACTGTAAAGTCTTCACCATCTTTGACAATCAAACGTTTTGTTAGATTAGTATCTATAACTGATGCCTGTTTTGCGTGTACTGTTTTACCAGCAATTGGACTATAACTTAGTACTGCCCATCCGACAGTATCATAATCATCTATCCACAACTTACTTGCACTATTCAACCCTAATTCTTGTTCGAATTCAAGTCTTGTTGTGCCGTTATAATCTGGAGTATATCTTACTGACTTCCAAAGCATTGCTTTGAAGTTTGCATTTGATGTTACGTTAGAATATGTTAATGATAGTCCTACCTTAGTCAGTATTGCATCAGGAGTTCCTGAGAATGACATTGATACACTATCATTTGTGAATATCATTCTACCATCACTTGATACACCAACGACAACATCAGATGCTGATGTTATCTGACTAGCGAATTCTAATGCAGTAGGACTTGTTGATACTGTGTTAGTATATGTGCCTGCTGTTATTCCCATATCAGAAAGTGGGTTTCCAAGAATATTAGAAACAATTATTGTCTTTTCTGAACTTGTTATTTTTACCTGTCTATCAGATTTAACTGCAAATGCAGTTGATATAGTGAATACTTGTGCGTTTAGGTCAGATACTATTGTGTCTGTGGCATCTATCGCAACTGTAGTTGTTGCGAAGCCCAATCTACTCATAGCACCAGAAGTCACTTCAACGATATCTAAGTTATGATTTGTACTTGATATCTTAAGTGTTCCTGTTACTACTGTCGCTGTGACACCCGAAATAGACCTTGCATTAATCTGTGTAGCAACACTATCTATCGTTGGATTTTGATTAGTCTCATATGTTCCAGCAGTTATGCCCAATTCACTTAATGCTGTGCCAGAAATTACCATTGAACTTCCAGAACTTACTATTGTCATACGGTTATTAGAATCTATTGTAGCAGTTATATCAGATATTGTAGTTAAGTCTGATGCTAAATTATCCAATTTAGAATCTGTATATGAGTTTGTTGTTGATAGTCCTAAGTCAATCAACGACCCACCAGTCATAGTCAATTGTGGCAATGAAGTGGTCAAAACTAATTGATTTGAAGATGTTGATGCAACAACTTGACTTGTTCCTGTATTAATTGCAGTTACGATTGCTGTTAAATCATCTCCACTTGTTAGTGAAATAGTGTCACCATTAATTGTCAACGGCTTCGTAGATGTCATTGTTGGCGAAGTAACTGTGCCTGTGACTGTTAAATCTGCAACTGTCTTTGTCGTTGCATCGATAATAACTGTGTTGCCTGTAGTTAGTGAAGAACTTCTTGTAGCAGTTGTAGTTTCTGATATAGTACTAGACTGACTATAATCAATGGTCAATGTTGTGCCATCTATTGTTACCTGGTCACCTTGTGTTGAACTAAATGAGCCAGTTGTAGTTGCTACAGTTCCTGAGAATGTTACTGTTGTGTTCGTTCCATTTTCAACTAATCCATCATTATTGTATACTACAAAACTTGCTTGTTCTCCTTCTGTAACTACCGAGTTTGCAACTGTGCCTAGTATTGTTATACCAGAACTAGTTGCACCAGATGGGGCATAAGTGTGTTGTGTGCCATCTATTGTTATAATATCTCCACTTTCGAAAACTGGATTACTAATAGAACCAATCGCTTCAACACCAGAATTTGTACTTGTAGGAACAAATATACTATTAGTTGTTGCTGAGTCAATTTCAATAGTTAATGGTTCGAAGTCTTCTTCGAATATTAGATATTCATGTATGACTGTGCCGTTTACTGTTTTTGTTCCATTTGCAGATAACAAATAATATCCTGCAATTGTTGGACTTATCTCATCGGCATCAATTTTTAGATAAATTGGTTTAGTAATAGATGTAGAATTAATTGCAGATGCAGTACCAATATATAGTTGGTTGTCTGATGTTTCACCTACATAACTTATTTCAGCAACTTCACTAAGACGGACAACGTCCCAATCTCTATCTTCATCTGTTTGTAACCAAGCAGTATCGCCTTCATATAATGTAACACCAGTCAGTGATGTTAAGGAATCATAAGTGCCAGTAATGTATGTCACATCTGATTCGTTCACGTAACCAGTAGTTTTAATTGCTATATTATTTTTCTTAGTAACTGGTAAAAGTTCTTTAGTGTTGTCTAAGAATTGCACTAAGAATGGATTTTGTACCATATCAGATACTGTAATGTCTTTTGACATTGTATATTTTGATGATTGGTAACCGTAGTCACTTAATCTTACTGCCCATATATCCGAGTGTGTGATGTTTTCAAAGTCGCCATTTTTATTGACAATCTTATTGATACTAGAAACAGTTGCTTTATGAGATAAGAAACCTTTATAGAATTCTAATTGTGATTCTCTTTCAATACCGTGATTTGTTAGATATGCTCTTGTAGTATATCCATATTGGTTTGATTTCAAATTGTTTAATATAGATAGACCTTGGTCAACTAATGTGTCTCTATAGAACTTAGTCTCAGCAATCATTGTGTCAAAGTTTGGTATCAGTTTGTCATTGTGGACAATATATCCATCAACAGTTAATGTACCATCCCAATCAATAGTTCTGTTACAATCGATTTGCATTCTAAGATTTCTAGTATGTGAATGTGGGTCATATATAATGTCACCATAACTGTCAACTCTATCTACAACAAATGCATGTTCTACATCTCTTATGTCCATTTTCATTCCATAGATAGGAACATTACTTGCAAATGTGAGTTTTGAACCATCTGTGTGGAAGTCAACTTCAGATGTTGGTATGCGTCTACCCGATGCATCTAAGATACGATAATAGTTTTTAAAAGTTTCTGTTGAAACACTAGCAACACCATAATCTGTGTTGAATATACCACCAGTTAACAACGGAGTAAGAGTAATAAAATCACCTACTGAATTGTTTTCAGACTGCCATTCTAAGAATTTTAATAATAGATTTCCCCAATCTACTGGGTCACCAAAGTCAGTTGAATCTGTGAATTCCCATCCTACTAATTTTAGATACTCTTCATATCCCATTATTAGATGTGCAACTTCGTCTAGTGTTTGTAGCACGTCACCGTAATTATAATTCTTTACCGTGTCATCTACTAACTTATTGTAGCCCATTGCTTGAACTTTATTTGTTGTCGGCCACTTAGAAACTGGTTTCCAATTTTTAATACTTTCATCAAAATCTGATGGAGCAGTGTGGCTGTTAAGACAAACATAAGGAACATTGTTTCTTAATATATAAGAATCTACTCTGTAATATTCACCAGCATTCCAAGTTTTTAACTGAAGTTTGTCGCCTTCTGTTTGAAATGCTTTTTCTCCACTTGCTTTGTCCCAACCCATTGCGTAAAATGTAGGATTAATTTCATCATATCCATGTATTCTAAAACCAAACTTGTTAATTTTAGGCTGTGATATTAATGTCCATTGACCATAATCAAAGTTTATTAGGCTAACATTACCATCGCCTGAACCTATACCAGTCGCTACGAATGAAGTGCCAATATTATTATCTGTAGAACCAACTAATGTAAAGTCAGTTGTACCAACATGATTAATTTTATATGTCGTTCCAACTATAAATGAGCCTGCTGGAGTTGTCGATTCTTTTGATGATAGTCCAGTTACTTTTCTTTTATAGTACTTGTTATCATTTGAATTTAAAACAATATCACCCTCAACATAACTTGACAAGTCTGTATATGCATATACGGGATATTTGTCTTCTATCGATACTTTTTCTAATACTATTGCACTGAAGAATTCACTTCTATTCGGTACACCAGGATGTACGAATAGATTAAAGTTATCTTCTGGTAACTCAGTGTATCTACTATTTGATAGCGAGTTGTTTTCTGTTTGTAATTTAAAGTTGTTTACAAATCCACCTAACTTAGAACCCAATTTGAATGTATAGTTTTGTTTGTCAGCAATTACATTATCATTGTTTATGCCTTCACTCTTGTTTGAGTAAGAAATAATGTTTGCTATTTGTGAACTATATGAGTCCATAATCTCAAATGGTTTTGATAATAACATTAACATAAATTCGGCAAAAGCAAACTCACTACTACGTGTCCATGCTAATTCAACTGGTGAGTTATCGCCAAATTCCCATGCTTGGTCCATTTCCAATACATCACTAGATGATATATCATCACCAAAGAATAACACTGCTGGAGTTTTCAGATTACCAGAACCATCAACTGGCACTGGACAATTCAAAGAATTTTTTGAAATGAGTGCATTCCAAAATGCAATCGTAGTATAATCTGAACCGTAAGTTGTATCAAAGTTTGCTGGCTTTTGTGATTTCTTTATTGCTTTCCAAGGCTCTTGTAGTGGTCTATCTGTGCCATAAGAATATAATAATTGACCTCTCCAATAACCTGCCGCACTATCATTTTTCGCTCTATAGTTCCATGTCTTGTATTCAGATGGTGATGAATCAAATGATTCGTTATTTAAATCATCAATGCTATTTCTCATCATCCATTTCTTAAAGAATGGATACATGATGTATTTCTTTTCAGAGTTTGAATAATCTGAGCCTGTTGTTCCATATATCGCATATTCCATGCTTACAATATCAGAACTCGTATTGTCTGTTAGGTTATTAAAGATTAAAGTTTCAAACGCAAGTAAGATTGTATCTATTCTGTTTACTTGACCATTAACTAACGGGTATGCTGGTACTAATGAGCCATCATGTCCCTTAATAAATTTAGTAGGCGTTTCATATCCATTATCTGTAATAATCTCTGGAATATGTGCCGGTGTTATAGCAAGTGATGTTGCACTAGGTGGAATATATGTTTCTTTAATGTTAGTGTAGTGTCTTACTTTGATTATATCACTTGATGCTCTTGTTGATGTGAAAAGAATTTCTGTAGCACCAGAAGACAATGTGTAATCTACATTCAATCTTTGTACAACACCATCTAATATTACAACTATATTTTTATCATATAATATAGAATCTCTGAACGTAGGCATAACTTGTTCTGATGCACCATCAATCACAGTTACGTCAAGTTCTTCATAGTGAGCATGAATTTCACCAAAGTTTAGCATAGTGCTATCTCTAAAGATACTTACGCTTGTTTGTTTGCCCATAGATATTGTGTTAATTGCTTCTTCTAAGATAAGTAAATCACTTTTTGTATCACTTGCACTATCAGATAAGGTTTCAATAATTGTAGTTAGAAACTTGTTTTTGTAACCGTTATAAGAGTTAGATAAGAACTCTGTTGCTTTGATAGGGTTATAGTCTTCTCTAGTCAATGCAAAGTATGCCTCTTTAATATCTACACTGTTCGTAACTAGAACACTACCTTGACTTGCATGTCTTAGTTTATCTGAATTATCACCTATTTTTCTATAGTTATTTCCTGCGTCTGGGCTACCAGTCAATCCAGGTGCTGTCTCAATTATACGAACAAAGTGTTCATAAACTAAAGAGAATGTCATCTCTGAATTTGAATACGATTTATTATCAACGTTATATTCTAATGCAGGATTAATTCTTTGGAATACACCGTCACCGTCGAATACAACTGGAGTATTTGTACAATAATCAACATATATGTTTCCAGTAACTGATGAATTTAATGTAATTTTCTTATCAGAACTAGAGTATGAATAGTTTCCTATTTGTTTTTGTCCGTTTACATATATGTCTATTGCGTTAATACTTTTAGGAGCCTGAAGTAATTCAATACTAGTAGCATCTACTTTGTCGCCGATTTCTTGTCTTAAGTTTCTGTAATCAAAATCAGTTTTAAGTGTCAGAGACTTGTAGTCATTTTTCAACTTGTATGTCAAGTCATTTGTCAAATCAATATTGAACACATACTCACTTTGAAAATCGCCGGCTTTTAATTTTGGCTTAAATCCCAACTGTCTGTCTAATGTGTAATTTTCACTAACTACATAGTGAAATATGTTTATATCATTTGTATATACATTAGAAGAATTATATGCTTTGAAAGTTGGTATGTATTGCCAAGATGCTGAACCTGTACCAGAACCTACGTCTGTTGCAGTGAATGTTGTGCCAACCTCATTATCTGATGCACCTATTAATGTGAAGTCTGTCGTTCCTACAGAAGCGATGGTATATGTAGAACCTACTACAAAAGCACCAGCAATTGCAGATACTGTTTGTGTCAATGATACTGCGGCACTTTCATTACTTAATTCTATGTCTTCATCAAATTCAATAATTGGTCTTGTTGCTTGTGTTATTTCACCAGAGTTACTATCAAATATAAAGTCCTTAATGTCATCGTAGTGATACCAATAGTTATTTTTTGACCACCAGTTTGTTGGTGTGGTAGTTCTATTGATTGTGACATAATGCTTGTTTACTGAACCCGTAATGTGGGCGTGAAAGTTTGGCGAAACCCAATAATACATACTATAGTTTATAAACTTATCTAAATCTATAGGTAGTGCAACTGTGCTTAATGTGGATTTACTATTGAATAATCTTCTGTGGTCGTTTGTTAACGCACCTTTATTATACAATGCATTTAACAAGTCATCGTAGAAAACGTTATCAGTTGTCGTTGTATTTGTAAATGTTGGTTCTAATCCGTAATTATCTCTTGCATATGATGTTGGTGGGAAAGATAGATAAATGTCATCATTCTTAAATATTCCCTTTTCCTTTCTACCTACAAATGCTTTTGTTTTCTCCATCTCACCGACAGAGAAAGCACGGTTAAGTGTCGTTTCGAAAATCGATTCTAACTCACGGTTTTTTAGATGTCCTGGTAAAAAGTCATAAATCTTCTTTGCCATGTTATTCGCCCACTAATTCAGATTGTGATAATTGTTTTATTATTTTTACATCATTAGATGTAGTGACTGCCATAAATATTTCATTTAATGAAGATGAGATACTAAGTAACTTTGTAAATTCATTTGTAGAATATTTAGGAGTAATTACTACACTCGAAATATAATCTGCTAATTCTTTGTGTAGATACGCCGCTAGTTCTGAGAAATAGAATGTAGCACCAAAGTCCCAGTTATCAATTGAGAAGTATTCGTTTACTTTGTTAGACACTGCTGTTTTAATTTCACTATCAGTATATCCTACTCCCAACTTCTTAATGACCTTAAACGTTGCTTGGTTTTCATTTTTTGCATAAGAGCCGAATAGATATTTAAACTCTACCGGAATATAAGCAATATGGTCACCTATGGCTGCCTTAGGCTCAATAGTTTTCATTAATTTTGATAACTCATAATTATTTGGTGCGATTGGTGTCGCTGTTTTAAATCCATTTGCTGACCACTTCTCTACGTTTCTTACATAGTCTGAACCCAATACATACATGTCAATAATATTACTTGTACTAGGGTCAATTCTCTTATCTAGGTCTGCGTAATGGTCCCATCTGAAACTTGTAAACTCATCTTCAACAAATGTTACACCTTCTGTTGGTGTATATGTTACTGTTCCGTGTGTTATTACATTGTTTGTCCCTGGTACTTTTGCAAAGTTAGTATTCCATGAACCTGCAATACGTTTGTACCAAGTACTTGTAGTAGTGTTGAACCATAATGTAGCAGTTGAAGGCATTGAATTATCTGGAATACCAGCACTTATCTGTGCGGCTGCCACTGCATATTTTGATGTTCTCTGATATTCGATATTATCTTTTGTATAGTTTTCCATTACTACTGTTGAACCTGACGTAACATCAAGTAAAGCAAACGGATGGTCATCTACACTTCCGGCATTCAATTTAACTTTTGTACTATCTTTATATCCAGCATTTGTCAAATAGTCATCATACACATACGATGCAACTGATTGATATACCGATGTAGTTGTTACACCAACTCTTGCCAAGGCAAAAGATGCTTTAACTCTGACCGATGAATTCGTAAGGTCTGACAATGTTGCTCCTGTACCTATATTCACATCAATCAAATCATTTACTGAAACTGGATATGTCCAGAATACAATCTTATAATTAAGTCCCGATGTGTTTGTAATAGTTACGTGGTCAGTATCAATGTATGTGCCACTGTCTGTTCTTAGAACAACATTACTAGATGTAAGTGGTGTTGAACTTGCGATAGTGAATTCACCATATGCTTTCTGTTTAAATTTAATATCGGCATCTGCTGGTGTAATGTTTAATACGTTTTGATTTCCAGCGGTAGACGCATCTGTGTCTGCATGTTGGAATGGTAATACAAATTTATATGTATCAGTATTAGAATCGTAAGTTGTAACTATTTCGTTTTGTTCTATTCCATCACCTACATCTCTGAAAACGAAGTTGCTAGTAGAAGTAGCCGTAGCAAAATAAGTTAATAGAGTAGATTGTGATGTGTCGCCTTTAAACCCTTTAGTGGTCAAGTCATTAGTAGATATAGTAGTAAAACTACTTTCTGCATTTGAATCGTCTTCAGTGCCATCATAGTTTATAACAAGATTAGCATTTGATAAGTTTTCTTCTGAAGTGGCTGTTGTAGTGTTGTTTGCACCAACTAATACACCAAGTGAAACTACAGTAGCCAGATTATCAATTTGTATTTTAAGTTTATCTATTCCATCTCCCAAATCAGTAGCATCACCAATTTTATTACCAGAAGCACTAGTAGGTGCAACTATGTCTGAAGAATCTAATTTATAATCTAATCCATCTTCTGAGATAAGAAAATGTTCATAAGTTACTCCTGATATCGCATCTTGTGTATCTACGAATGTATACGTTTCTCTTGCGCCAGTATGTAAGAAGTCTGCATCAAACTCTGCTCCAACTGTATTGTATGCAACTGCATTTTTTACTTTACCTTGTCCAATAGTAACACTAGGACTATCTTGTGATGCATTAAAGTTTGTATCACTACTAGAAGTTTTGTAGTTAAGAAGTATTTTGTCTCTTGTTGCTAGTTTCGTTTCGTTGTCAACAACGTTTGTTGTATTCCCGTAGAAAAACTTAACTTGGTCTCTACTTTCAAATGCAACTTTTTTACCTATAATTTCTGCTACGTATTCTGATTCGTTATCTCTAATACCAGAAGCATAGTTGAATACAACATGTGCGTCAGATGGCGTGGCGCCTTCATGTACTTGCCATTGCCATTGACTTGCTGTACTTGTGATTAAACTATATTTTATAGTAAAGGTAGATTCTGTTGCACTGTCAATTTTTGTTTTTATATCGGTGATTTCAGAATCTGTAAATCTTGTTCTTAGACCTCTAACTGCACGTACTACTGTACCATTATCTGGTATTGCTTTGTTTAATGTGTAGTTCTTTGAACCGTCAGATAAAGCGGCAGAACAAGTGATAACTTTTGCCCAAGTCATATTTGTGCCAACTTGTAATTCAAACATATCTCCTTCATATATTGTCGCTGTAGATGAAGGTATGTTAGTGTTAATCACCATTGTATCACTGGTAGAAACTGAGTATGATAATGCAATCGCAACGTTTACTGCTACATTATCTTTGTTCTGATAGAAGAAATAATTTAAAAGACTTGGATGTTTGATTGCTTTTGTAAGTTCATTTCTAATGAAGTTGTCACTATTACCTTGTGTCTTATTATATCTCAATGGCATTTTTATTGTTTCATCTTCTACAAACAATGTACCGTCTGAACCTGTTACACTTAGATTAGAGTGATGACCTAATACGTCATCCATCTCAAAGAAACGAGAGTTTCCTGCGAATGATGTATTAACTGATTTTAATTTTCTGACAACATTAGTACCAAGTGTTAATGGGTAAACATTATAATCTTGTGCGTTTACCATTCTATCTTGTGAGTAATAACTTCTTGGTGCAATTCTACGTACACTTGCGTATGTTTCACCAGAGTAGTTTTCAGTAAAGTCTCTAGTACTTGTTAGTGTAAATGTTAATCTATAAACTCTATTATCAGTAGCAACGTATGGAATTGTTATTATTGAATTTGTAATATCACTTGCATTTACAGAGAAATCATCATTATCTACTTTTCTATACCAAGTTCTGTATCCACCTGATGCGGCGTTTCCAAATATGCCATCAGGATAAGTAAGTTGAATTGAGTTATTGTCTAATGTAGTGACACTTACTATATCGCCTGAGCCACTTCTTAATGCATTGTAAATTGCAGTTTCACGTGTGTTGTTGTCTACTTTAGTAACACTAGAGACATACTGTTTTTGAGAATTTATTTTTTGTACCCAAACGTCTGTGTGTGATATATCAATGTCTTCAACTTTCGCTATTCTGTTAGAAATTACAGTACTATAATTGTTATCTTGTAACTGTAATGTTCCTGCACTAGCGTAAACAAAGAAACCAGTTCTGTCACTTGAAGAACCTAGGTTGTCATTTCTGTTTATGATTGTAAAGTTTTTATTAGCATTTGGCTCATCTTCATAAATTGTTGATGTAAGTTTGTCTGCAACAACACGAACTGCCTCAAAGTTTCTATTTGCACCTGAGATGTTTGCTCCGAAAGAATAATTTATATTCTTTGATAATGTGTCTTCATTTATTTCATACAATGCATGTTCTACATCTGCGATTGTTAATTCTGAAGATGGGTTTTGAATTTTTGTATTACCAGCGAATGAAGAATTTAGAATACTAATAAAGTTTTCATACCAATCTGCATTGTTACTGTCATTCCAGTTAATAGTTTTGCCGGCGAGAGAGACACCTTCATTATCTTTAACTGCTTCAGTAGTTGAAACGCTGGAGATTTTCATAAAACCTTTTGCGTTGATTGGTCTAGTTTTATTATAACCTAGAGATTTAGCCATCTGAAGAACACTTGCTCTACGTTCTGCTGTGTCCATGAAGTTTTCTCTAGTGTTCATGTCTAATCTGAATGATAGACTGTGTCCTAAATATGCAACCAAGTCTAAGATTGCGATAAACTCAGAACTCGCTACGAAGTCATTAAATTTCTCAGGATAAGTTTGTGCTGTGTAATCTAGTAATGCAGTTCTAATGGTATCGAAGTCATATGCTTTAAGACTGATGTTTGAATAGGCAGTATATACCGCTGTCCAACTTTCACTTGCGAATAGATTGTCTGTACGTTCTTGGCTCATATCGTTCTCTCTGTTATTCTCTGTCTAAATCTATATTTAATTCTACTGGCTCGTTGAACGGTAGAATTTCAATTTTCAAAATAGCATTTATTGTGTGGTCAGAGTCTGCTACTTGTATACTAACAAATTTGCATCTCGGGTCATCATTTATAATATTGGTTAGGTCTTCTTTAATTAATTCAGTTGTCAATTCAGTCAATGGCTCAAACGTCATCTCATGTATAATCGACCCATAATTAGGCAACATGACACGTTCTCCCTTTCGGGTCATTATTTGGTTCATCAGGTCTTCAATCACTAAGTCTTTATCTTGTAACTCGTGGTTTATCGCCTTTTTGTTTTTGGTACTGAAACCGCTGTATAACGCCATAACTCTTTTTTTTCTCTGTAGTTTATGTTACATGTATTTATCTCCACATAATATTCGTAGTTTTAGATTGACAAATAGACTCAATTCTGTTATTATAGTACTAAATAATATTATTAAACACAACTAAGGATAAAATAATGCCAAATTTAGTACCAATGGTCGTTGACCAGTCAACAAGTGGAGAGCGTAGTTATGATATTTTCTCTCGTTTGCTGAAAGAAAGAGTTATATTTCTGACAAGTGAAGTAAATGACTATCAGGCAGACTTGATTTGTGCCCAGTTGTTGTTCTTAGAAGCAGAAAATTCAGAAAAAGATATTCATTTCTATATCAATTCACCCGGTGGTGCAGTGACTTCTGGCATGGCAATATATGATACTATGCAGTTTATTTCATCTCCAGTATCAACTACTGTGATGGGTCAAGCGTGTTCTATGGGTTCACTACTTGCTCAAGCAGGTGCTAAAGACAAAAGATATGTATTACCGAATAGTCGCACAATGATTCATCAACCAAGCGGTGGTGCTGGTGGACAAGCAACTGATATGGAAATTCAAGTAAAAGAAATTCTTAAGATGAAAGAAAGACTAACTGGAATATATGTTTCACATAATACTGCTGGAAAAACATTCGAAGAGTTGACTGAAGCGATGGAGCGAGACAACTTTATGTCTGCTGAAGAAACTGTTGCTTTTGGACTAGCAGATAAAGTTATAGATAAGCGTTAGAATCCAGGAACGTTACTAAACATTTTTGAAGTTTTCATTTTTCTTTGTGCTAGTTTAGTATCTACTTTGCCATTCTTCTTTATATTGCTTTGAATTTCATCTGTGATTGAGTACCAATCTTTTTCATTTATAAGTTTTATAATTGGACTAGTTTCTATAGTGCTAACACCTTCATAGTAAAAGTGATACAATAACGCATCATATTGTGGCTGTGAAATCTTTACAGTAATGAATTTCTCTAATACATTACCTATGTTTCTTAATTGTTTTTCTAAGATAAACTCTGCCATGCCTTTTGTTATTTTACCAACAGAAATATCTACACGAGTAGAAGCAACAGTGATATATCCATAATCAACTTCAGTATCTGAAATTTTATAATTATATCCAACTATATTATCTTTAACAGTGAGTGATGGTTTGTTATCAAGTATAATAGCATTTTTACTCACAGGCGAAAAAGTCAAATCATTAATATTACTAACTTGTACTCTTATATGCGATAGTATATAAGTTGGATTACCATTCTCGTGGTATCCCGTTCCTAAGAAAGTACCATTGTCCGTTATGACATTTAATGGCATTTGTATGTAATTTAGTAATGAGCCGGGACGTTTATCGTATATCATTTTGTTAATCCTGATTTATCTAAGCCATCATCACTAGCCATTAATTTTGCAAAATTACTTGTGTCTGGGTCTTTAGCATGTGGTCTAATAAAAGGTTCATGTGTTGGCAGTTCAGATACAATTGTTTTTTTAAGTTCTGTTGCTTCTAAGTCTTCTATATCTGGCATATCACTAGTTAAGATAAGTTCTGATTCTGGTGCTAATGGTCCGTTTAGATGCAATACTCCATAAGTTGATACAACACAATTAACACCAACATTAATATTCATTCCTGCTTCACTTTGTAAGAACTGTGTTCCTGTACTTCTTAAATGTAGTTCTTTATCTGTGTTAATTTTAGTATTACGGAAACTACGAATGTTTATATCTTCTCCGGCTTCCATGTTTATATTTTTGTCCGCTCGTAAGTTAAAATCTTTTTGAGTTCTCATGTTTAAAGAGCCTTCAGCATACACCATGACTTCACCACCAGCACCGATTTCTACCCATCCAGAACCAGTACTATTCACTATGTAAATAAAGTCGTTGCCGCCATCACATGTGATTGCCGCACCAGAAGATGTTGTTATCTTTATTTGTTCTGCATGAATTGTACCGTCATCTGCAATACTTCCGTCATCTATAGAAACAGATGAACCACCAGATGTTTTGAAACCCATAACTTTTGCATGTTGCACTGTCTCATATGCCGCATCTCTGTAAGAACTTGTCGTTGTTGGTCCTCTATGTTCATCGGACAACGTGCCTTGGTCAGCAAGTATTTTATTGAACGCTGAGTTGGGGAGTTCAGCACCGTCTACTTCTGTATCTGTTACTTTTGTAAAATCTTTCATAACAGAAACATCCGCATAAGCACCTTCGCCTATACCACTGCCATCAACTTGTGGATTTCCTAAAGGACCACCAGCAACTATATCTACTACTGGGTTATCGATAGCAAACCAATATGCGTCTTTAGTAGAATCAATATCTGCAAAAAAGACAAGCACAGTTATTCCCGTTTTATCTGGAACATTAAATATAGATGAACTTCTTGCAAGTTTGAATATCGTTGGATTATCAGGACTTTCTCCTAATGCTGGAATATATGCCGCAATTCTTCCTTGTCCCATAGGGTCAATTAGTGATTCGCCAGAAGGTGTTTCTGTGACTGTAATTGCTTTGTATATATTGCCCAACTTAGGAACCATTGGGTTTGCCATTTTAGCATGTTGTTCATCTTGTGATTGTTTTAATGTATTATCTGCCATGTCAATTATTCTCTTTATCTTTTATATAAAACTTTGGTACAGTCATTATAACCTTTAGCGGTCCGCCATCTGAAGTTGATGGTGGTGATGGCGTTTCGGCATAAACATCAGGAAACAATTTTGCAATATCTTGCATCAATGTCTCGTGGTCTGCAATAACACCAGGATACATTTCATCATAACTATTTGTATATAGTCCAAATTCGTTACTAGGATTTTTAATTGTCTGAGTATCACCATTTGCATCTACATATGATATATCTGCTAAATTATTGTAATCATTTACTTCATATGGACCAAAGTCATCTGTACCCGTAAATCGTGGTACATTTTGAGTCATAGCATCGTATATCGCATTTGCTTGATTTATTTGCTCTGCTTGATTTGTAGTTGCATTATACATTGCTAACTGGTCACTTGTGGCATCGGATGGTGGAATAAGAACAAATTCACCAGTAGATTCTTGTTTCAAAAATGAACGTTCTGCCGAAGTAACTCCACTATTAACAGGTTCCATTATTGGAACATGCGTATATGTGCCTGCTTCTCCTGGTATAGTTCTTATATATGATGCACTTTCAACCGATAATGCTAATTCTTTTTCAGCAATTTGTAATTCTATTTCTCTTTTTCTGTCCATGTCTGCTTTAAGTGTGACAGGATCCAAATTGGGATACATGTTTGCCACAAGATTTTCATGCTCACTTTTTAATGTTGCTATTTCAGTGACTGTTTCGTTTGCTATAACTGTTTCGGCTACTACTCCTCTGTTACCCAATTTAGAGTTATTATTAATAGTATTAATTGCTGTTGCATACCCCTCAACTTTTTTAAATTCTGTGTCTGACAGTACACTTATTCTGCCTTCATTGCTAATCTTTTCAGCAATCTTTTGAAGCATCTCTGTTCTTTCGGCCTCAGATACTGTTATTCCTGCTTCTTTTATCTTTTCATCTAAGACTGTCGCACTGTTTTCAAACCACTCTTCTTGTTTCTTTTCTAAAACTTGTCCCGTGAAGTCTCTCGGCCACGTTGTTGGATATGTTTCAATAGCCTCATTGATTACACTATTAATCTCTTCATTCAACGTCTTAACATCTTGTGTTTCTGTCGCTGTTAGAGTTCCAGTTTGTATCTTTTCTATTTCAAGTCTTCTTGTCTCTGGATTAAAAACCCTTGCTTCATTTACAGATTCGTTTATTATATCACTATTATCAGATACATTACCAATATCAACTGCTGGCATCTCACTGTTAACAAATGATGATTTGCCATTTATTAAAGCATTGTGTCCTACTGATGACCACAACTCGCCAATTTCTTCATTTTGTAATTCTTCTACTATTATTTCTGCGTTTCTTTCTCCATAGAAACTCTTTGCGATTCTGTCAATCTGAAACTCTTGGTCATCTTTTCCAGTTATGGACATTTTTCCACCAAGAGCATACTCGTATGCCGCTATCTCATGTAAACCAAGATTAAAGTCTGCGTTTGTATCACCATCAGCGATAACTCCATTAAAATAATCTTCTACTGCTGTAATAGTTGCTGGATTTCCAACATCGGCTTCTGTTAAATTTAGAGGAAGCGTTGCTAGTAAATCTGCTTTAGTTTTATGTAGTTGTGTACATACAGCCTGGTTGCCACCTGCACATTCGGCTCTCATATCTTTAACATTTTCTAAATAAAATAATGCTTGATTTTGACGATTCGTATTATCTAAGAGTTGCAGGTCTGGATTTATTTGTCCTAGTTTTTGTGTTGGATTCACTTCTACTGTTGGATTATTAACTTCATCAAGTATTTCCATCTGTTCATCGGAATTTTCAATCATATCTTCCGCAACTTCTTCTGGGTCTTCAGTGAATATACCACTAACAGTTTCGCCAATAGTAGTGAATGCGTCACCCACGAACTTTTTAAATGTATTATCACTTGGAGTTTTATTGACTCCTAGTCCATAAGCACCACCTAATGGGAACCCATCATTTCTCTCCATATGATTTGATAAAGCCATATCTACTGCAAGTTGTTGGTCAGCGGTAAGAGGCACTTTTGTTGTACCAGTTTCAGATAGATTACCATTACCGTTACCAGCACCACCGGCTGGGCCTTCAGCGCCTGTGCCTGCTACTACT